ATGAAAAAATTCTTTCTCCTACTACTGCTAGCCTCAGCTAGTGTTACAGCGCAAACATCCAACGAGTCTATTTTGCATAAATCTCTCAATCCTTGGAGTCCCCTCTCAATTAGCGACAACGGTGGCATCGTTACGCTGGTCATGAACGAAGATCGGGTAACGCCTAAGGTTTATGAATCCGTAATTCTTATGGGGGTTTGTGCGCCTTTTCTATCACAGAATGCCCATGTCTGGTATTTAAAGAATGCCAGCGAAGTGCATGTGTTGAATCGCTTTGGGCGCAATGGATTTGCATTCGAATCCCCAAGGAAATCATGTAAAGAAGTCGCCAAGTCCAAAGGGGACGATGCAGGATTGGTTATATCAACATACACTCATAATCTATAGAACCGGCCCCGCAAAGCGGGGCTTTTTCATATAGCAAAACTAAGCTGATCGTTGCCGTAATGCGAGGCTGGGAACGCATCTGATGGGATAAAGCCTGGTGGCAGCTTTTCGCGATGGCCGCGCTTTGTGACCAGCTTTTCAACGCTGTTTAGCGTGGTGAAAGTGATACTGCATTCACAGTTCTGGCACTGGTGATAATGCCGGACTGTGGTGTTACTCAATGGGCGACTGGTGCGCGTTTTGGCAACGGCACCGCAAATAGGACACTTGAACATGATGGCCTCCCGGTCGGGAGTTGAACTCATCGTTATTATGGCTGCTATGACTCCGTTTCTGCAATCCATTCAGGTATTTTCGCTTCAAGCTCCAACTGCGTTTTAAATCCGCCGTCGTCGATCGTGTGCGTGGCCTTCGCAATTATCCAGTCCTGATTATTTATATCCGTCTTAAATCCCGATACCGTGCCGTGCATCTCCGGGTACAGATCTGCGCGGCCGTAGGCCAGCGTCATGTTAAATTCGGCGGCGCCGCGTTTGAGCTGCTGCCACTTTGCCGCAGCGGCCCGCTGGGCGGCTATTTCGCTGCTATAGGTTGTCCGCAGTACAAAAACGTTACCGTCCTCACCGGCAATATAATCCCCTTCCCTTGCGCTGCTGCGCGGCTTCTTCTCGGTTTTTTTCTTGCGGGCTTTAACGGTGACTTTTTTCTTTTTGCCAAACTCCAGATCCAGCCAGTACGCCTGCACGCCGGTGTAAGCGTCACGATCGGCGATGCGGAAGGAATGCCGGTCGCCGCTGGCTCGGGTGATCGCAAACTCCGGCAGAGCTTTTCCGTTCGCGCTGACGCCACCACCCGGCAGGATAAACAGGAGACTGCCGTTTTTAATGGTGGCAATAGCCCCCAGCAGGTCGGCCACCCTCGTCAGAAATGACATATCGCTTTCCTGGGTCTGGTCGGCGTGGTCAATCTCGGCGCTCATCAGCTGCTCGGAAATAACCGGCGTCAGTTTGTAACGCCTGGCGATGGCTGACACGATGCGCTCAACCGTCACGTCATGCCATGACACCTCGCGCTTGACGTTGAACTCGTCCCGAAAATCCGCACTGCGGGCGGTGATCTCCAGCCTGTCCGGCGGCCCTGAGTGGGCGACCTCGTCAACGGTGTAAACTCCTTTGTAAACCAGCGGCTCACCCTGCCACCCCAGAGATACCGACAGCTCAGCACCACGCGGCGGCAGTTCGATCAATCCGTCGCTGTCGTCGATAGCAATGGTCAGCTCGTCGGCCTCAAATCCGCGGTTGTCGGCCAGCTCCAGCGAAATAATGCGCGGATCCAGCTGCGTCAGTGCTTTTCCGCCCATCAGGATACTGAAGGCCGGTACGCGCGAAAGTTCGGACTGATAGTCCTGGAATCGCTGCGCCCCTTCGTCCAGTAGCGCTTTTGCCTTGTCGATAGTGTCTGTCGTCAGTGCCATATGCATTCCCCCGCTGTTGATGGTTTCATGCGCGCGCGATGCTGGCGATGGCTTTTTGTTGTGACAGACCGGTCACAACCCTGAAGGCACGACAGCGGCCCGCCATCCCGGCGATGATGACCGCGAACTCACTCAACATGATGGCGGTAGAGTATGACCGACAACTTTTTTCACGGGGCGCGCGTCAAGGAAAATACCGACCTCCAGACCGCGATCAATGACATTGATTCAACGGTCATTGGTCTGGTTGCAGTAGCCGAAGACGCCGACCCTCTCACTTTTCCACTTAACACTCCGGTGCTGGTGACACGTGTTATCAGCGTACTCGGCAAAGCAGGTAAAACCGGTTCGCTCTACAAATCGCTGAAAGCTATCTCCGACCAGGTCAGCACCCGCGTGATCGTCGTGCGCGTTGCTGAGGCTAAGGTCGGGGAAGATGAGCCGACGCAGTCCCAGCTGATTATCGGCGGCACACAGGCTGACGGCAGTTACACCGGTATGTTTGCCTTTCTGACGGCGGAGCAGAAAACCGGCTATCGCCCTCGCATTCTCGGCATTCCGGAGTACGACACCGCCGAAGTGACCGCGCAGCTGCGGGTTATCGCGAAGCAGTTGCGGGTGTTCTCATACAGCTACTGCGACGGCTGCGACACCATTGCGGAGGCGAAAACCTACCGCGAGACGTTTGCGGAGCGCGAGGGAATGCTGATCTGGCCGAACTTCATCGCCTATAACCCGCTGACCGGTGTGAATGAAGAATTCCCGGCGGTGGCTTATGCACTGGGTCTGCGGGCGCTTATCGATAACGAGCAGGGCTGGCATAAATCACTGTCTAACGTGCCGGTGAAAAATGTGCTGGGGATTGCGAAGGATGTGTTCTGGGCGTTGCAGGCGGAGGACTCCGACGCCAACGAGCTGAATGCCAACGAGATCACCACGCTGATTAAGCGTGACGGCTTCCGCTTCTGGGGCAACCGCACGACGGACACCGGAGAATTTATTTTTGAAGTGTTCACCCGAACCGCGCAAATCCTGGCGGACAGTATCGCAGAAGCGCAGTTCACCACTGTGGATACCCCGCTGACCCCGGCAAACGTGAAAGACGTGGTGAGCGGGATTAACGCCAAACTTCAGGCGCTGGTCACAGCGGGCAAGCTGATTGGTGCGGCAACCTGGTATGACGTCGTTGATAATCCGCTAACAGGTATCCGCCAGGGTAAAGCTATCGTTCGCTACAACTACAGCCCGGTGCCACCTCTGGAAGATCTGACGATGATCCAGACATTCACCGATCAGTATTACGAATCCGCTTTTGCATCGCTGGGAGGTTAATAGTGGCTATTCCTAAAAAACTCCGGCTGTTCACTGTCTTTGTGGACGGCGTGAACCATATCGGCAAAGTCCCCAGCGTGACGCTGCCGAAAGTGACCCGCAAGACCGAAGATTACCAGGGCGGCGGTATGCTCGGTTCAGTGGCGGTTGATCTGGGGCTGGATTCCGGCGCGCTGGACGCGTCAATGATTGTCGGCGGTGTGGTCGAAGAGCTGATCCTGAAATATGGCGGTGATATCGACGAAATGCGCCTGCGCTTTGTCGGCGAGTTTTACAGCGGCGGTACGAGCTCGTTACTGGAAGTTGAGATGCGCGGACGTATCACCGAAATCGATCCGGGTGATGCGAAACAGGGTGATGATACCAACCACACCTACGCCATCAAAAACACCTACTACAAGATGTCAGTGGACGATAAGCCGCTGCTGGAAATCGACCTGCTGAACTTTATCTACAAGCGCAACGGGGAGAACCTCTACCCGGATCGCATTATGTCGGCGCTGGGCCTCGGCAGCTGATAACCCTTTTTACTCACCTTTAAGGCGGCCTGCTGGTCGTCCGGAGAAAATGCTATGTCCGTTATTCTCAGTAAGCCGGTTAAGCGCGGCGATCAGGAAATTATCACCATCACGATCACCGACACCATCAAACAGGCGGGATCGCTGCGTGGTCTGCGTCTGGTTGATGTGCTGAACTTCGATTTTGATGCGGTCTCCACCCTGCTGACGCGCACCACCAGTCCGCAACTGACCAGCAGCGAAATTGCCGCGCTGGCAACCGGTGACTTCACCGCACTCTGCGAAGAGATCACGCCTTTTTTGACGAAACCGGCGCCGTCCGTACCGAACGCGGCGGAGACGGGGAGCGAATAAGAGAGGCGGTATTTTCTGACGTCGACGATCTGATCGCCGACATTGCAGTTATTTTTCACTGGCCGCCCTCCGAGATGTACGGCATGGAGCTGCGCGAGCTGATGGCCTGGCGCGAGAAGGCGGCCATCAGAAGCGGCAACCATGAACAGGAGGATGACGACGATGGATCTTAGTATTCGCGTTGCGTTTAGTGCTATTGATAAGCTCACCCGCCCGGTCAGTGCCGCCAGTAAAGCAATTGGCGGCCTTTCGGACTCCCTCAAAAAAACACAGTCTTCCATTAAAGACTTGGAGAAAGGCGCAGCATCTTTCGACAAGTTGCGCTCGCAGGCAAACGACACAGCCCTAAAGCTCCGGAACACCCAGCGCGCCTTTGATGGACTCAACCAGAAACAACGCGAAGGCGGTCAGCTTACCGAGGCTCAGGTAGCGCGGCTTGAAACGCTGCGCAACAAACTCTCACGCCTGACGGATACCTACAACAAGCAGGCTACCCAATTACGCTCTGCCGGGCAGGCGGTGCGCCAACACGGCGTTAACCTCACCGCCGGTAGCGGTGCAGTGCAATCTGCCATCCGGCGAACCGAGCAATACAGCCAGGCGCTTGAGCGTGAACGGCAGCGCCTGGCTGCGGTAACACGCGCGCAGGCAAGCTATGAGAAGGCAAAAGAAACCGGCGCGAAACTTCGCGGCGGGGGCACAATGGCGATGGCGGGCGCGGGGGCTGCCGGATATGCTGGCGGGCGTTTTTTGGCTCCCGCAGTTGGCTTTGATGAGGAAATGTCTCGCGTTCAGGCGTTGACCCGACTCGATAAAAGCGACTCTCAACTTGCGGCATTGCGTGCGCAGGCGAAAAAGCTCGGCGCGGAAACGGCATTTACCACCCGCGATGCCGCAAGTGGTCAGGCGTTTCTGGCGATGGCTGGCTTCACCCCTCAAGCCATTCAGGCCGCCTTGCCTGGCGTGCTGAATATGGCGTTGGCCGGCGGGATGGAGCTGGGCGAAAGCGCCGATATCAGCTCTAACATCCTCTCTCAGTTCCACCTCGATCCAAAGGAGATGGATCGCGTCAGTGACGTACTGACCGCCGCATTTACTCGCACCAACACCGATTTGTTGAACATCGGTGAAGCGATGAAGTACGCTGGTACCGGCATGGCCGGACTGGGTGTCGATGTCGAGCGCACGACGGCCATGATCGGCGTGATGGCTAACGTAGGGCTGCGCGGCAGTATTGCTGGTACGGGTCTGCAAACGACCTTTTCTCGCCTTGCCGCACCGACTGGCAAAGCCAAAGCAGCGCTAAAAGAATTAGGCGTTACCGTAGCTGACGCTATCGGCAAAATGCGACCAGCTGAAGTCGTATTGTCCGATATCTTTAAATCCATCAAGAAGTATGGCGACACCGATCAGCTGTCCTTTTTTAAAGATATCGCTGGTGAAGAGGCGGCCAAATCATTCCAGGCGCTGGTTATGTCCGCAGGTAGCGGGGATCTGCAAAAGCTACTGGCAGATTTGCGTGCTTCGCAGGGTGAGGCACAGAAGGCTGCAAAGGTTATGGCTGATAACCTTGGTGGCGGCCTCAAAAACCTCGACAGCGCCTGGGAAGGATTTCGTATTCAGGTTGAAGAAACCGCCGATGGGCCGCTGCGTAAATTAACCCAAAACCTGAGCGACGTTATTACAGCGGCCAGTGAATGGGTAAATGCCAACCCGCGCCTCGCGCAAACTCTCATCCTCGTTGCGGGCGGCGCGCTGACGCTGACTGTCGCTATTGGCGCCCTCTCGCTTGCCGTCGGTATTCTGATTGGGCCGCTGGCGAAACTGCAACTCGGTTTCATGGTGCTAACCGGTGGTCGCGGCATTCTCGGCACCATTGCCGCATTCCGCACCCTGGGTACTGCCGCTGGCCCGGTGATGGCAAGCATGCGCGGCTGGCCCGTCGTTGTATCGGGTATCGCATCCGGTTTCGGGAGGGTCTCCGCTCTCATGCCCGCGATTCGGGCCGGGTTAATGGGTGCGTTTCTGGCGCCCGGTGCTGCGTTAACCTCCCTGGGTAAAAACCTTGCCATGCTGATACTCAGACTTACCGGCCTCCCTGCGTTGTGGGGGGGATTACCGGTGCGGTATCTGTGCTGGGTGGCGCGCTGTCTTTCCTGTTAAGTCCAATCGGGCTAATTGGTGCGGTGCTTGCTGCGGCGGGGCTGCTCATCTGGCGCTATTGGGAACCTGTCAAAGCCTTTTTCTCTGGTTTCTTTACTGGTGTGTGGCAGGCGTTAACACCTGTCAGAGCTGCTTTTTCTGCACTGGTGCCTGTTTTCTCCGCGCTGGGTAATAGCATCAAGACTATCTGGGAGTGGTTCAAAAACCTGCTGACCCCGATGCAGACCAGTAAAGACACGCTGGATAAGTGCGCGTCGGCTGGCGAAACCTTTGGGCGGGTAATGGGTACCGCGCTTAGTGTTCTGTTATGGCCGCTCCAGCAGTTAATGAACGGCGTCAGTTGGTTGCTTGAAAAACTGGATCTTATTCCCGACGGCATCGAAAGAGCCAGGCAGCAAGCAGATAAAGCACAGAGTGTGCTGGAGGCATCAGCAGCCGCGCTGGCGGGTCATCAGTTGCCACTAGGTCAGGCCACCGTGTCCGGTGCTGGCGGTGGCAAGCCGCCGGTTATTACTGGCGATAATGGCACTCTTCGGCGCCTGAATAATATCGCGGATAACACAAAAGCGACGGCGAATAACACGAAGAAAATCGGCCCCGGGGATATTGTCTTTAAAAACCTGCCGCGTGCGCTGGCGCTGCGTGGGCCCTATCAGGAAGCGCGGGTTATTCCGCAGCCTGTACCGCGTGTGTCCGCCTCTGCGGCCGGCGGCATTCTGTCGGTGCCAACGGCGACGCAGGGGGCGACGTCTGCGCCGGTCGCCGCGTCGTCAGGTGCTGCGCCGTTCTTCCAGTTGGTCTTTAACGACGTCGGTAAACGCTCGGATCAGGAACTGGAAAAAATGGTGCGTAACGCCGTGCGCGATGCAATGGCCAGCACCCGCAAAACTAACCGTGGTTCATTCCGCGATCGGGAGTAAGGAGGTTTTTTATGATGATGATTTACGGGATGTTTGTTTTTACGCTGCGCACTGTGCCGTATCAGCAGCTGCGCCACTCGCAGGAGTGGCGGCACGTTAAAAATGACCGGGTTAATCAATCGGCGGGCTGGCAGTACATCGGGCCCGGTGACGATACGATCACCCTTGACGGTGTGCTTTACCCGGAAATCACCGGCGGACGGTGGTCGCTGTCTGCGCTAGAGACAATCGGCTTTGCCGGTCGCCCTTGGCCCCTGATTGAAGGTGACGGTCAGATTTACGGGATGTACGTCATGACACGGCTTGAGCGGGGGAAAACGGAGTTTGACCGCTATGGCAACCCTAAAAAAATTGAGTTTACGATCAACTTTGCGCGCGCTGATGCAGATTTTCGCGAGAAGCTACAAACGTCTTCGGTCAGCGATGTGCTGAATAATCTAAAGTCAGGAGCAACTAAAACAATAAACTCTGTTTATAACTCATTTCATAACATATTTTAATTTAGTTTCAAACGGCCCTTTCACCGCAAAAAAGGGCCACTTATTTTTTTCTAAACACCTTGGACTCCCACTGACTAAAGATAATATCAATTAAGAATTTTTTATTATGATTAGATGAAGGACTTAAAAATAACACCACCTCCTCTACAGCACCCTGTTTATCAAAGCCTTTTCCTACAATTTCTGCAATACCTTCTTCAAATTTACCTTTTGCTTTCATCAACAAATCAAAAGTCCCCTCAGAAATACCCAAGTATGATTTCTCATCAGAAACCATGAATGTATCAAAAAGTTTACTCTCAGAGCTTAAAAAATCATTAAACCGTAACATTATTTCCGGAAGGGCAATTTTAAAAAAGGCACGATCAGCCTTATGCAGGTTATAATAAATAACTTGTAATTGTTCACAAACAAACTCACATATGTATTCTCTAGCGTTATCTACCACGCCCAGTCCGTCAACAAATACTTCCACCTCTTTTGTTAAATTATATTTTTGCATGCGATCAATTAACTCTCCAATCCTTCCATTATAATCCTCACGCACATCAAAAACACTTTTTGTATTATAAATGGAATCATACAAACCAGATTTCATGTTGGAGATTTTCAAGTCATTCGGAGCAGAGTTGCATAATGGGTCAATATCCAATCTTTTTAAATAATCTTTATTTATCTCTACACCACCAATATGAACCATGAAATTAAATGTTGCGAATAGCGATACCCATACCTTAGCCGTTTTTTCCTTGGCTGAAATAATAAAAATAAACGTATGACCGAACTCATATTCTTTTTTACCCGCTACATCTTCATATTTCCTACCGTCCCACTCTGCAACGGGGCTATTAGAATCCGGCGATAACAATACTGGTATGACATTAGAATAATCAACGAAGCTTATTGCATCCTGACAATAATTCACGATGGCATTCAATGCCAAATAAGAAATGGAATGTAAGGTCATCTCATCAAAAGATACATGAGCGGAAGTAGGACTTGTATGTAACACCTTCCTAACTTCACTTTTTTCTATTACATCTATCCTATACCCGCTTTTTTCTTGTTCCGACTTCCACGATTGAAAGTGCTCAAGATTTGAAAATGACAGAGTGAATTTTTCTCCTATTTTTAAATCATTAGACTCTGACAAAGACGGTGGGATATCTGATACACACTCCCTCTTAAGTCTATATTTGTAACCATTAATACCCTGTTGAACACTTGGCTTCCGAGTGTCTTCACGATCAGGCCTTACATCTAGCAATGAATTAAATAATGAGAAATCTCTATTTATAACCCCAACAAAAAAGCCAAGTTTTTGATTATGATAATGGCAATAGAGTTTATTATTTGTACGCCTCCCACCTAACGCAGCAGGAAAAACATGTTCTCCTGACTTCGCTTGATTATCACATAAGAGACATACGCCCTTGCGATAGTATTTATTATTCATACCCCCCCCTTTTTTTGAGTTTAAAGAAGATAATAGCATATCTATAATCTTCCATTATATTCCCGAAATCTATTATTTAACTCGGGACCAGCACATCAGCAGAGTGTGGGCCTCAACCACACTGAACGATTTACCCTCGCCGAGGTTTGCCGTTTTGCCACTGGTCGAGTGTTTGTGCGCCGGTACTGTGACTTCGTGATCGTGCTCTCCGGCGTCATCTGTCACACCCAGCTCTTTCGGGTTAAAGAGCTGACGCACATCGCCGCCAATTTCCCACGGGTCATCCTTACCGGCAACCCCACCATGATTGTGGACACCGCCTCGTGTGGTCGTCAGCTTCGCCTCGGGCAATTCGCTGGTTTCGCCATTCACATCAATCTGCACGGCGGGCAGGTTGGCCTGCTGGAGCGTGACGTTATCGCTGCCGCCGATCGCGCCGACGTCTGAACCGTCCGCTTTGCCGATGCGGATCGTTTTATTCTCGCCGGTGTACACCCATTCTGACCACGGCCACTTCTCATTCGGATCGATATTCTGCGCGAAGAAGCGCACCGTTCCTGGTGGGTTTTCTTCTTCCCAGAAGTCACGCCTTGCCGCCTCTATTGCTTCGGTAATGGCCTGCTGAATATTGATATCCAGCGATCCAGCCACCTCATCGGCGTAATCCTTTGCCGCCGCCTTAGCCCGGTTCACCTCTTCAACCGTCGCGAGAATGACCGACGGATCGGCTTTCAGTTCCACATCCGAGGTACTACTGACGGCGATGTATAGATTTACCGACTGTAGTCTCCCCGATCCCTCGGCAAGCAGGGGTTTGTAGGACTCTGGCAGGCTGGCAACCGCCAGACAGTCCCCGTCTTCGTCATAAAGTGCCGCCTCGCGGAGCCAGAAACCGCCAGTCTGAGGCATGATGATCATTTGCGCGCGAATAATATTCGCCCCACTGTCGGCAATGTCCAGGCGATTCAGGGGGGCGCGATAAACTTCATTAACCAGACCTGTCTGGCTCTCATCGGGTACTGTCGCCGCTCCGCCGCCATCGCCAACGGCCATATGCGAAAAGCCTACGGTCTCCCCTGTCAGAGCCGCGGCGGCGAGCTTTTCCGCTCCCCGACTTGTCATTATTGCGTGATATTTCGTGACCATATTTTCCCCTCAGAGATCAGAGATCCCCCAGGCTGCATTGAGATACTCACTAACACTGTCGATAACCGATGCAACCTGTACCTGCGTCAGTGCTGCCTCGAAAATCAGCTCCAGTCCCATCGTAATAGCCGCTCCCGCCGGATAGGCTGCGGGCGCATGATGAGAACCGATGCGGATTGTGCGATCTGCATATGCAGTCCTGTTGGTCAACGCGCGCGAGTTCTGCCATGCAAGCGCGCCGCCCTGGCGTCCACCAATGCGTGCGATACCATTATCACCGTCGACCAGCGAAACAAATGCTGCCCACTTCGAGGAGTCGTAGGCCGCACTGAAGAAGTTGATCATGTTTGTCGGCGTGACGTTATCGTTTTCAACAAATGATCCGTAAAGACTCTGACCCGAAAACAGGAAAGCGAGTCCGTCCCCCCGGTAAACCGCCGGTGCGCCGGAATAGCTGTAGTTCCCCATCATAAATGCCTGCTGCTGCTCGGTGGCGGCCGACGGCTTTACCGGTTTGCAGATCACGATATGGGTCTGGTTTTTTGCTGAGACCTTTCCGGTATCAAAGCAGTTGCCAAAGCTACAGACAGCCCCAAATTCAGCCAGGATTGTAGGTGCTCCGACCTTTGTCAGCGGGGCGGAATTGTCGGCTCTGTTCCTCATGCTCAGTTCTGAGGTTCCGCCGTGGATATACATCGCCTTCAACCCTGCAATAACAGGCAGGTTTGGCTGCATGAAGTGCCCTTTTTTCGGATGCGTTCCCGGGATAATGACGTCACCGAGCTTAGGTACATAGATTTCATTAGTTGTCATAATTCAGCCTTTAATCAGTGCATTATTCAACGCGGAGGCAATCAGGTTGCCGCCCACTGCATTGGGGTGAAGGTTGTCGAGAAAACAGCCCAGACCGTTCATTTCCGCCCAGGTGTCGAAAAGGTCATAGATACTGAAAAACTCGACATTTAACGTCTGCGAGAGGTCGTACATCACATCACGGAAATCAACGAGTGGTGTTGCCGCCGTTCCGTTCGTGCGCGGTGGTGCCATGAGGATAAATCCCACGTCAGGGAGCACAGCGCGGCAGGCGGCCATATACTTTTGCAGAGCGGTACGGAATGTGGCTGTCGATTCTGAAATTCGGTAATCGTTGTTCCCGATCACGATGCAAATGACGTCTGGCTGCATTGTGCTCAGGTACTCCGCGATTTTGTCTGAGAACAGCAGGAACTGATCGGCCAGAATCCCCGCGTTCCCTGCTTTGCTCATCACGCATCCTGCCACGCCGCTGCGCCACAGATAGAAACCATGAATAGTTACGCGCCCGGCGTTGCCGTCGGTTTTTAGGTAGATGGTTCTGGCCTCATCCGGCATGCCCGTCAGCAATACCGATTTCGTCATGCCAGTATTCCCGCAGACAACCTCAGTCCACTGCGTCACCCCGCCGACGTCGTAACCATACTGAAAACGCCCGTTCAGATCCTGGTAATAAATCCGGCAATCAGTACAGCGAACGTTAGTCACGTTAAAGTAGGCGGTTGCCGTCGTGGTATTGATGGACTGCCCGTCGATACCGCAGCCATAAAGCGGTGCTCCGCTGGTCGGCGAGGAGTCGTACAGATCCCATCCGGCAGAGCGATAAATATTCGAACCGTCCCGTGCAGCGCCGTAGTTAACGGTACGCCAGCCTAAATCCGCATCGCCGTAATCCGCGTGCAGTAATCCCGCAATAGCGGTTGCCAGTTCGTTATTCTGCGTCCAGCTGTCGCCTGTCAGCATAAAGTGGGGGCGGACAGCCAGACCCGCTTTAAGCTGCGCTTTCTTCGCTTTCCAGCGCCATAGCGTGCGCCCGTCAGTATGTAGCGGAATGTTATAAGCGGCGGAGTACATCCGGCGTTGATACCACCGGGCAAAAATCCCCCTGATATTTGGCCCAATGCCAGAGGCATCTAATTCTCCGTCATGGAACCAGAACGGGACATTATCGGCATCATCCATCATTCCCGGCACGAAGCCAGGCGAAATCAATGGAACATGTTGATTCAGGGCGTTCGCTATAATCGCATTGATGTAAGCCCATACTTTCTGCTGAAACCCCTCAGAAATCATGGACACGTTAAAACCGTTATCCCAGAACAGAGGGATATTATTGTCGCCATCTACGGCCAGTGGGAAGAAGGTGTTATTCACACCGCTAACCCCGGTATTAACTGAATCCCCCAAGCGCGCGCGGACGTCCGCATAAATCATCTGGTACAGAGACATAGCGACTCTTGAAACGGCGAAACCGTCATCCCACCATGCCGGAACACTACCGGCGCCATCGACGAATAGGGGGAAAAAGTTGTCATCCACAAAGCCGCTTGAGGTTAGCTTTGCAATCAATTGAAGGGCGGCTTCAACCGCCTCATCATCCTGGTTAAGATATTAATCTTGCATGCTTTTGCTCATTACAGAGCCGTATAAAGCCCCCCGGTATCATCTCCGCAAACGCGCGACCGCGGCCTTCAAGGCCACGGTCGCTGCGGGAAAGACCCCTCCCCGATGCCCGCCTACCTTTTACCTGAACGTTTTCACAGCAGGCATCCTCATGTCGACGTACA